ATGTCCTTCTATTTTTTATGGGCATGACGATGGGCTTTTTTATGTCAAAGAGGCAGGTTCTGATAGACCCAAAGAACCAACACACAGGATGGGAGAATCTGTTCTAATTCCCGACGATCAAGTAGAAGCCGTTATTGAGGCTGCTGAAGAATGCCCCGGAGAGTGCATTTTCGTGGAGGTAGAATGAATAAAACAATTAAACTTATAGCAGCGATAACAGGTTTGCTTGTCGCTGTTGGCACCCTGATAGGTGCCATTACAGTAACTTTAGGAAAAGATGATAAGGATGGCGGAAGTTATTCGTACACTACGATAATCTTAGATTCACCAGAAAAGTATGAAGAGTTTTTAATGAGCCACCCCGGATAATGCCTAGTTTAACTGAATTACAAAAAGAAGCCGAATGGCGACGATGTATAACAGATGAGAAACATTTTTTAGAAAACTATTGGCACATAGCGCACCCTGCGCATGGGCGCATATTATTCAAGTTACGTGATGCACAATCACAGGCGTTAGACAATTGGACTAACCAAAGGTACAGTCTGACTCTTAAAGCACGACAAATAGGCTGGACTACTCTTGTCGCTGCTCACCAGTTTTGGTTAGCGTTTTTTCATCCTGATCAGAACATTATTGATCTGTCACGCACGGAGCGTGAATCGGTTTTACTGTTGAGAAAATCCAAGTATGGTTTTCAACATTTACCGGAATGGATGTTAGAAAGGGGACCTGTATCTCTTGTTGAACATCAGCAAAAAATGGGTTTTGACAACGGCAGTTTGGTTACATCAATGCCTTCAGCATCCGATCCTGCAAGAGGTGAGTCGGCTACGTTGGTTGTGGTTGACGAATGGGCGTTCCTTCCAAATCCTGAGGAAGCGTGGGCTTCTATAGAACCTGTCGCTGACGTTGGCGGTAGGATTATAGGTTTGTCTACTGCTAATGGTTCTGGTAACTTTTTTCACCAGTTGTGGACTGGTTCTGAGACTGGTACTAATAAGTTTAAACCAATGTTTTTTCCTTGGTCTGCTACGGAAGACAGGGACCAGTCGTGGTATGAATCCAAACAGGAATCTATGTTGCCGTGGCAGTTGGCTCAAGAATACCCTACTACGCCCGAAGAGGCGTTTATTAAATCGGGTAACCCTGTCTTTGATTTACATGCTTTAGAAGAAATGAGCAACCATGTTGAAGAGGGGCAGATGGGTTATTTAGACGAATTGTATAAGAAAGTGCCGAGGTTTCAAAAAGATGCTTACAGTTTGGCGTGAGCCGGTAGGACATGTTCCTTATTGTATTGGTGTTGACACTGCGGAAGGTTTGGTTCATGGTGACTATTCTTGCGCTCAAGTTTTAAATGTGCGTACTGGTGAACAGGTAGCAGTATGGCATGGTCATATTCCACCTGATGATTTTGCTAACGATATTTATTTACTGTCATTATGGTATAATGATGCTTTGACTTGTGTGGAGTCCAACAACCATGGACTTACTACTATTGTACAGTTGCGTCATTTAGGCGCTCCTAATCTTTTCCGTAAAAGGTCGTTGAATCAGGTGACTTCTAAAGTTTCTCAAGAGTTTGGTTGGAAAACGACTAGGACTACTAAACCGTTGTTGATTGATGATCTTGGTATGGCTTTACGTAATGATGATCTTATTTTGCATGACAGGTTCACTATCGCTGAATTAAGAACTTATGTTCGTAATGATAGGGGCAGTATGTCTGGTAGCCCGCATGATGACCGTGTTATGGCTCTTGCGTTGGCTAATGAAATGCGCCAATATGCGTTTATGCCCGAATTTATTACGAAACAGGATGATTATTGGACTTTAGATTGGTTTAGACGTTTAATTCCGTCTGAAAAAGAAGAAGGACCGATGAGAATTGGTCAAAATACGGTACGTGGGACACGTTAGGCATATTATATAGAGACTTATGAGAACCTAGGAGGTTCAAATGGCAAGAAATGTTGCACACACGAGTGCATCACAGACAGTTGATGGCTCAAGTGGTCAAAACAACAAAATGGAACGTGGGAGTTCTGTAGTTGCTAACCCTTTATGGGATGCTGCGATACCTAATGCTCCTACCCAACGTTTCGATAGCCCCAAGTATGCTAACATGACTGGCGACTATGGAGAACAATCTGTTCGTGAGACACCATTCAATCAGCATGGACCTACTGGCAATGTTGAACCTAATGTTAAACCACAACCTGATTTGGCTGGTCACACTTACACACCTCACACAAAACGCCCATAGTTAACTGTGGCGGTTTTATCCCCCGAGGCTTCTTTTCAAGAGTTCGCTGAATATGTTGAGGTTCATAAAGGACCGAAGACTGATCTTGAACTTGAACAGTTATGGGAGTGGCGGCAAAAGTTGTTAGGTTTGAGGGTTATCACGGGATCGGTTGCACGTTCTCGGTTACCTGTAGATGAACAGCATTTAACTTTACGTGAACGTGAAAATAAACTTGTTGCTGAAGCAAAAGCACAAGGTAGAAACATAGAGAAGGTCTGATGGCGCGCAAATCCCGTGTCGAACAATTTAATATTACTTCCCAAAAATTAAGAGATTCTGCTCGTTGGCGGGAAGACACGGGTTACGACAACCTGTGGGTTCGTATGGTTGATTTGTATCGGGGTAAACATTGGGGAACTGCTACTGTTACTAACACTGATTTAGTTGCTGTTAATCTTGCCTTCAGCACTGTTAATGTTATTGCACCGAGTGTTTCTGTTAACTACCCTAAAATAGTTGTTTCCCCTAATGAACCTGAAGATCAGGACAGGGCAGCGTTTGTTGAAGCAATAACTAACTATGCGTGGAGACATCACGATTTTCGTAAACCATTCCAAAGGTCTGTTAGAGATTTTCTAATTTTTGGTCACGGATGGTTAAAAGTTGGTTGGAAGTTTGTTGAGCAGGAAAGAATGCTTAACGAGGATGAACGTGGAGAATTGTTTGATGAGGCTGTTGCTGAAGCAAACCTTATGGCAACTGAAGATCCTGCGTTGGCAACAGAGTTGCCTAACGATCAACAGATCGCTGCTGGTATTCCTGAAAGTTCAATGGAGGTTGTAGAAGATCAACCATTTATTGAAAGAGTTTCTCCTTTTGATATGTATATTGACCCTGAGGCTACATGCTTAGATGATGCCCAGTGGATTTGTCAAAAACTTATTGTTCCTGTTGAAGAGGCTAAAAAAGATAAACGTTACAAGGCTAGTGTGCGTAAAAAATTGTCAGCAGATTCTAGGGTTTCTCCTACTATGGCTTATACAGATAGAACTGTTCAAGACGAGTATTTGACTGAAGTAGATCGAGTAGCGATCTACGAATATTACAACATTGAAGAAAATACAATGTCTGTGTTTACTTTAGAAAGCGACGAGTTTCTTGTTGATCCTATACCTATGCCATATGCTTACGGTCAACCTTTTGTAATGTTACGAAATTATGATGTTCCTGACTATTTTTATCCGATGGGTGATTTGGAATCTATAGAGTCTCTGCAACTAGAATTAGACATGACACGTACACAGTTGGTGAATGCTCGTAAACGTTACGCTAGAAAATATTTGTATCATGAACGTTCGTTTGGTCCTGAAGGTCGTGAAGCGTTAGAATCTGACGAAGATGGTCGTCTTGTTCCTGTTGTGGATGAGAACAAACCTTTGAGTGAGGTTGTTATACCAATGCCTCAAACTCCTTTGTCTCCTGAGGTTTATAATATGTCAGCAATCATTGAGCAGGACATTAATACTGTTTCAGGTGTTTCTGAGTATGCTCGTGGTCAGATGCCTGAGATTAGGCGTACTGCCACGGAAGCGTCTATTATTGCTGATGCTGGTAATGCGAGGGTTTCTGAGAAATTGGCGATTGTTGAACTTGGTATCAGCGAATGCGCACGTCGTGTTATTCAAGTTATGCAACAGTTTATGACTGGTGAACATGTTGTGCGTGTGAACGCTAAGGCTGGTGCAGATTTGTTTGTTCCTTACAGTAGGGATGATATTGTAGGCGAATATGATTTTAGTGTTGAGGCTGGGTCTACACAGCCAATAAATGACACTGTGCGTAAGCAACAGGCGGTTGCTTTGATGAATGCGATGGCTCCGATGATTGGTACTATTATTGATCCGGCGGCTATAGCACGTTATGTGCTGCAAAATGCATTCGACATTAAAGACCCTGACAGGTATTTGATGCAGCAGACACCCGGAGTAGCAGAAGCCGAAGGCGCTGCACCCGGACCTGATCCTCAAATGAATGGTATGGGTGGTGGAATGCAGGCAGGTATGGGGCAAATACCGCCCCAACTGGTAGATCAACTCCGTGGACAAATGGACGTGGGGTTACCAAATCTATCTTAAAAGCGGGACAACCCGCTATTAATTAATAGGAGCAACCTTTAGGACTCCAAAGGAGAAATACATATGAGTGAGGATGTAATGGAATCCACGGAAGTGGACAATTCAGAGTCTTCAGTTGAGGTTTCAGAGGAACCTTCTGGTGAAACATACGCTGTTAAGGTGGATGGAGTAGATCAAGAGGTCAGCCTTAATGAACTTCGGGACGGATACCAAAGACAGTCGGATTACACACGTAAGACGCAGGAATTGGCTTCCGAACGTAAACGGTTACAGCAAGCAGAAGCGATAGTGCAATCTTTGGAGTCAGATCCAGATGGCACAATCAAGGCTCTTGGTGAGGCTTTCGGGGTTACACCTGAGGAAGCCCAACGGGAATATGAAAGTTGGGATACTTCAGATAATTCGGATAAGAAGATCAAAGACCTTGAAGCACGCATTGATGGTTATGATCGTTTGCATAAAAAACAGGCATTAACGCAGCAAGTTGACACTTTGAAAACTAAGTACGGGGATTTTGACGAATCTGAACTTTTTCAGCATGCATTAAAAAATAAAATCGGAAATTTAGAAGCCGCATTAACACATTTACGTTATGGCGAAATTTCTGATAAAGCAAACAAATTGGAAAAAGAACAGGAACGTACAGAAGCAAAGAGGGACGCATCAGTTGTAGAACCTACGGGTTCTAAACAGGCGGGTTCTTCGACCTCTACTATTGATAAGCCGTCTTCAATCCATGAGGCATTTGAAAATGCTAAAAGGGAACTCGCTGCTCAACAATAGACAATAGTGAGGTAAAAATAAAATGGCAGCAGGAAACGCTGACTTTAATGAAATACTTTCCACCACACTGAAAAACTATATCCCTAAACTGACTGACAACATTTTCAGCGCAAGACCACTGTTTTACGCTTTAACAAATGGTCAGACAATTAGGCGTGTTTCAGGTGGTGCGAATATCGTAGTTCCAATTATTTATGGAACAAACACAACTGCTGGTTCATACGCTGGTACAGATCCTATTTCCACGACTGCTCAAACAGGCATTACTGCTGCTGAGTACAACTGGAGACAGTATGCTGCCACCGTAACAATCAACGGTATAGAAGAAGCCAAAAACAATGGCGAAGCACAAATCATTGACCTTCTTGAAGGAAAAATTTTCCAAACTCAAGAAACTATTATTGAAAACATGAACACCATGTTCTTCGGTAACAGCACAGGCAATGGTGGTAAAGACTGGATGGGTCTAGCGGCTCTAGTAGGTCTTGGCAATGATGATGGTTCAGGTGCAGCCGGTCTTGGAGGTATCGACGCTACTGACGGAGATAACTCGTGGTGGAGATCACAAGTTACCAACGTAGCAGGAGCGCTTTCACAAGCAAA